CTCTTTGCCTAAAGGTATCGCACCGCCATCGGCTTGGCTTTCATTGCTTAATATACCCTCAGCACCACGTTCAACTATCAATACATTCTCGCTTTTTAATGCGCCTATTATATTTGATAAAGGAAGTTGTAAAGCATCTACTTTACTAATTGAAGTAATCATGTTGCCACCCACTCCTTCATTCTTATATATCATATCGCTTGGCGAAACGTTAATATAAGTAGATTGGTCATATACCTTGTACGACTTAATAATGCCATCAATAGTCGATTGGCTGTATAGCTTACCCGTAGGCACGACCTCAACATCGCTTGGTAGTAAGTTCCACATAATCGAAGGTAATGCGCTCGGAAGTCCTTTGATTTGATATATAAAAGCGTTGCCAAATACCGATTTGAAAACGTAGTATTCATATAGAAACTCCTCGAATGAACGCAAAGGGTTAGGCTTCTTTAGTAAGTCCAACACTGGGTGATTCTCGATTTCTTCGCCCGTCTTTTTATCGTATAATTTTAACTCCATGTTCTTAAACATATCAGCTAAAACATTGATTACAGATTGAAAGTGTGGAATGGTTTTGTATATCTCCAGCTTGTTTTGAGTATCGATTAAAATGGGATTCTTACGGTCGTATATCGACTGGGTGTACATACCGTTAATAGAACTAAAGCCAAATATCTTTGCGACAATGTTTGAGACGTAACTCATAGATAATTTTTTTTAAAATTAACCATTAAATTAATTGCCAAATTTTATTCTAATATGTGCGGCAGCATAACCTCAATGAACCTACCAAGACCAGCCATTGAATCGGGCGCATCATCGTGCTTACTCTTGCCGTCCTTCTTATACTCGTATATCTGTTGCATCATTGCTCTGTATTCATCTGTTTGCTTGTCGGGGTGAACGTACATAAATCTATTCTTAATCGTGTGGTAACTCATTAAAATGCGCGTGTGCTTGTTTTGGGTGTTCTTCACCATCAATACCTTATCCTCTTGCACCGTTTGGCGAAGTAATCGAATGAAGCCGCCCCCTTGATTGTTACCCTCTACTCTTGTGTAGTCCACATTCAACTCCTTAATCTTAGCCGCCACCATTGGACAAGTTATGTCTATTGTGTCCTGAGTGAAGATAGCATCGGTAATATAGATTTGATTGCCGTAAATTTTAGCAAATACAGCGCATAGATAATCGCTACCTTCGTCTGCAATATCCACATAACCAAGCACGCTATCGGGCAAACCTTCGGGCATCTTATCAAAGTAATTAAAGTCTGAGCGTTTAAATAATGAGCCGTTTAGATCCACCTCCCAATTACCGTTCACAAATACATCGTACTCATGCGGTGGCATATTAGCCTTTAACGATTCAACGTAATCTTTTGGAATGTGTGGATTGTCGCTAATCTTAGCTGGTATGTATGCCCACGTTGGCGGCAGCGCGTTATCCTTCCACTTATCGTATATCCTTGACTTTACCCATCCGCCCGATGGGTTACACGTTGCTAAGATTTGAATAGGGCAGTTAGGTGAACCAGTCCAACTTCCGCTTCTCTCAATCACCTTGTTAAATGTTGCCTCTTGTAGTTCGTTTATTTCATCTAAGCCAGCACCGTTAATCTCTAACCCTTTGAACCTATTCAACTCCTTGTCGGTATCGAATGACTCAGCTAAGAAAATAATTTGTGAGCCATTGGTGAAGGTAACGGTCATCGTCTGCTGGTTAAACTCCTTAACGTATTGACTAAATCCTTCATCTAATAGCCTTTGGAATGTTATTAAGATAGTTCTACGTAATGTTGGCAATGATTCACGCACCACTAACCATCTACTTTTGTCGTACTTGAAACAATTAGAAAGTAAGCAAAGCAGCAGCCAATAAGATTTTCCACCTCGAATAGCGCCCCCGTAAAGTGTAAAGGTTTTTGTGTCAGCTATTCGTTTAGCCTCAATCTGCTTACTAAACGGTATTATTATCTTTTGCGCCATTCCAATCTATTATTATAGGTTTGTCGCTTAATGGCTTACCGTCTGATGTTACGTCTTGATATGTCATTGCAAGCCTTTTTAATTCATCGGGAGAGGCTATCAACTTCATCAATGCCATCTGTAAAGCTGGAGCGTTGCTGGTGTACCATTTAGAACGCATAGACACTTTTAATGAAACCCTATTTGTTTCAAGCAATTCTTTTAGTTCGTCCGATTTGTCAAATCCCCAATCATAAAAAGTAGTTCTTGAAATAGGCAAAAAAGCGCATATATCGTCAATAAAGAATAGTTTATGTTTTACAATGACTTCCTTTGCTTGTTCGTATATTTTTACTCTATTATACATATTTAAAAGTTGTTTTATTTTTGCTAATGCCTGATAATTGATTACATAAAGTTTTATGTTTTATGTTGTTTTCTATTGCACATTGATTAGCTGAATTATATATTTTTAAAGTTTTAGAACAAATTACTTTTTTTGATTTTCCGTTATTTATAAGTAAATTCAATCTTGTTTCTTCTTTAATTTTTTTTCCTTTGTTTAGTAAACTTAATTTTTGTTTATGTTCTTCACTTACTTTTTTTAATCTTAATTTAGATTTAGTTTCTTCAGTCATTTGTAATTTAGCAATAGACATTTTTTTTCTGCTCCCTAAAGATACTTTTTTTCCTTTGTTTCCTATCCCAATTTTTAATTTTGTTTCAATAGACAAAGAACCGTTTTTATCATTTGTTTTAGTTAGTTTGCAATTTAGATTGTTTCTTGAAGTTGCATTATAAAAGTCTTGATAAAATCTTTCACGTTCATTTAGCATTTCAATATTACATTCTTCTAATATTTCAAAAATATGATTTTCAAAAGTGTATTTTAATAAAGAGCGATATAATTTAGTTTGATTTTTGCATTTCAAATTTTTATAACTTGAAATTCTATTATCAATATTTACGCTTTGTCCTATGTAAATTTTACCGCTTGGATTTGTTATTTTATATATACCTACCATAATACAAATATATAAAAAATAATCTATATTTTTACTCTATCGTATGCCATTATTTCCATTCATTAGTTACATCAACTCCGTTTCTTTTAACGGTTAAAGTATCATCTAATTTAATCATTCGCTTTACTATTACATCGCAATACTTCGGGTCTAATTCCATTCCGTAGCATTTGCGTTTGAGTTGGTGTGATGCTACCATTGTACTTCCGCTTCCCAAAAACAAATCTAAAATACTTCCATTTTCTTTATTGATAAAATGTTCTACAACATAAATTGGCTTTTGCGTAGGATGTCCAAATTCGTGCGGCTCAACATTCCCATTAAAATAATTAGGCAAGTTCTCGCCTTTTGGGTACTTAAATGTTGGTTTACCTTTAATTCCGTGTATTATTAATTCCGTGGCTTGAACAAACCTATTTTTAGAAAGGGAAGGCATTGGGTTGTTTTTACACCATACAACATAATTTGGTTTTAAATCCATTTTTTCTAACTCGTTGTGTATTTCGCCAAATAAATAACTTGATGTGCAGATATAAATATTTGCATTGTCCGCCGTAAATAAATAAATATTTGGCAAAACATCCAAAGGGTTAAACTTAATATCCCAATCCCCGAAATCTTGCCTTTTGCTTTCTGTTTTATTAGTACGCTTTGTTTGACCTCTTTCTTGTAAATTATACGGCGGGTCTGTAAATACCATATCAGCTTTTTGTCCGTTCATTAGCTTTGCAGCTGTATCGCTACAAGTGCTATCCCCACATAACAATCTATGGTCGCCTATCTCATACAAATCACCTAACACCGTTTTAGGTTCTTCGGGTAGTGTTGCATCAAAATCATCTTCTTCCGCCTCAAGTACTTGGTCAACTTCAAAGTTAGGAATATCTAAACCCCATTCAGTTATTTGCTCAACATCCCACTCATTCGCCAACATATCCCAATCCCATTCACCACCAGCAACATTATCTTAATCAGAAATTCCTTTTGCTGCTGCTCTGTTAATCCTTCGGCAATGATAACAGGTATCTCTTTTAATCCAGCTTCCTTGCACGCTTTAAATCGCATATTTCCTCCCAATATAATCATATCGCTATTAACCACTATCGGGCGAATGGTCAGCATCTCAGGAAACTCTTTAACTGACTTCACCAGCTTGGCAAATTTATCATCTTTGATTAATCGTGGGTTATTCGGGTTAGGTTTAATCTCGCTTATTTTAACTTTTTTTGCTTCCATTTGTTTTCTTTTAATTAAATAGGCTGCTTCAATGCAACCCCACACTTATAACAAAACACCTCAGCGTGGTCTATAACAGACTCGCATACTATGCACTTTATTATTGTTAATTCTACCATTCTGTTATTGTATCATTTGTAAATTCAGTTGCCAACGGGTATTTGCTTTTTATCTTATCAATTGCTTCG